GCCCATTGACCAAAGCCCTCAAGCAGTCGCACCAGACTGAGATAGATGCAATTGTGAAAGACTCTGACCGAGCGTTTGACCTGCTGCGCCGCGCAGAGACAGAGATGCGCTACGCAGGATGGACCAAGTACGAGACAGACAACAGCGCCCGCAACGGCGTGTACGAGCAGATCGTGGGGTTTTTGAAATGAAAGAAGACATCATCAAATGGGCGCAAGAGGCCGGGTTCAATCTGGAGCACGGCTTCTTGCTGCGCGTGACAGGCATTGATGAAGACCTTCAACGCTTCGCCGCCCTTGTCCGTGCTGCCGAGCGCAACAAGCTGGCCACATGGATGATGGCGCAGGGCTACGCCACGGGCCACGGCGACACGATAGAGGGCTTGCTTGAGGAACTTGAGCGTGAGATTGGTTTTAAACGTGCAGAGCTTTGGATCAAGCGCATTAATGAGGCTGTGCTTGCCGAGCGTGAGCAATGCGCCAAGATATGCGACCACATGGAACAAGAAGCAGAAGGCACTGAATGCTGCAAATGGCCCACGCCTGCTGACTGCGCTCACGCCATCCGAGCAAGGGGGCAAGCATGAAAAAACTTCTTTGCTGGATTTTTGGACACCGCAACACCATCAGTTGCATAACCGATTGGGAGGTTACACACGACAGGTGTGGACGATGCGGCACTGACTTACCCATTGGGTATCCGCACCATCAATCAAGGGGACAAGCATGAAGTCTAAGCACGACCTCGTTCGCAAGGTGCTGCGCGACAACGCAGACGGTTTAACAACAAAGCAGATCACAGTACAAGTGCAAGTTGAGGCTGACTCACTGAGTCGCATACTTGATGCCATGCCAGATGCCTACATTGACCGTTGGGTGGGGCCAGACCGTGGGCAGTACAGCGCTGTCTGGTGCGTTGTAATTCCTCCAGAAAACTGCCCACACCCGGTTAACTCTGAAGTAAAATAAGACCACGCTTTTGCATGGTGCAAGCTATTACGCAAAGCGATTGGGAAGCGAAAAGAAACCGAATCGGTTTACTCAAAACAAACAGGAGAGCCAAAATGGCAGAACGCATCTACATCGTCTACGGCAGCCAACAGGGCACTCGCCTCGTTAAAGCCAGTCTTCGTCAGCAAGCCTTGAGCCACGTTGCAAACGGCGAGTTCAACATTCACGTCGCAACCCAGGATGATCTGGTTCGTGAGTTGTCTGAGGGAACCAAGATTGAGCAGTACCGCCCACCTGAGCAGATTAGCCACCCGCTCGACGGCGAGTAACTTGGTAACATCCGCCTCATCTAAACGGACGAGGACTACGGTCATGCCAGAAACCGCCGCAAAGCCATCAAAACGAGCTACAGCAGCCCCGAAGCCTAAGACTAAGGCCAAGGGTGCTGCCACACAAGAAAACGTCTCTAAGGCTCCAAAGCAGGTAGGCAGGTCAACCTACACCACACAGATGGCTGACATCATCTGCATACGGTTGGCTGAGGGGGAGAGCCTGAAGGAGATCGTGAAGACAGAGGGGATGCCAAATAGGGCGACTGTTTACCGGTGGTTGTTGGAGCAACCCGCCTTCTGCGACAAATACGCACGCGCCCGTGAAGAACAGGCTGACACGTTGGCCGACGAAATCATTGCGATTTCCGACGAAAACCCGCGCACCAACGAGATCCGGGACAGCGAGGGGAATGTGCTCGACATCAAGATTGACTCGGGGTATGTGGCCTACCAGAAGCAGCGGATTGACGCCCGCAAGTGGACGGCCATGAAGCTCAAGCCGAAGAAGTACGGCGACAAGCTGGCTTTGGGTGGTGACGCTGAGAACCCGCTGAGGATTGAGGTCCAGTCCGAGGCCGACACTTATCTAGCGACTCTCCTCAAGAACATTGAGCTGACCAAGCAAGTGGACGCGAATGAGTGACATGGCCGAGGTCATGGCTGACCCCCAGACGCAGAAGTATCTCGCGCTGGCCAGCCCTGAGTACCGGCTTGCGTGGGCCTGGAGGATGAGTTGGTTCTCCACGCAGCATGCCCACCAGACTCTCCCGCCTGGGGACTGGTGGTCGATCTGGCTGATGCTGGCTGGCCGTGGGGCTGGCAAGACCCGTACAGCGGCGGAGCAGATTGCTTGGTGGGCGTATGAGCAGCCTGGGACTCGATGGCTTGTGGCGGCTCCTACGTCGGCTGACGTGAGGGCTACCTGCTTTGAGGGTGACTCTGGCTTGATGACGATCATCCCTAAGTCACTGGTGGCCGACTACAACAAGACCGCGCACGAACTGCGCCTGACCAACGGATCGCTGATCAAGGGCATCCCCGCATCCGAGCCTGAGCGCTTCCGGGGGCCGCAGTTCCACGGTGGATGGTGCGACGAGCTTGCCGCCTGGGAGTACATCCAAGAAGCCTGGGACCAGATCCAATTCGGCATGCGCCTGGGCAAGCGCACCCGCATGATTGTCACGACCACGCCCAGGCCGAAGGATCTGATCATTGATCTGATGGGCCGGGAGGGTGACGATGTGGTGCTGACCACCGCCTCCACTTACGCCAACCTCAAGAACTTGTCCGACAACTTCAGGAAGCAGATCCTGGCCTACGAGGGCACGAAGCTGGGCAGGCAGGAGATCTACGCTGAGATCATCGACCCCGAAGAGGGCGGCATCGTCAAGCGGGAGATGTTCAAGCTCTGGCCAGCAGGGCGTCCCTTCCCCAGGTTTGAGTACATCCTGCAATCGTATGACGTTGCCACCAGCGAGAAGGTGCAGAACGATCCGACGGCCTCGATCACCTTTGGCGTTTTCAAGCCCCAGGACGGGCCTATGAGCGCCATGGTGATCGACTGCTGGCAGGAGAGGCTGCAATACCCTGACTTGCGTCCCAAGGTCATTGAGGAGTACGAGACCATTTTCGGTGAGGGCAAGGACAGGAAGCGGGTGGACCTGCTGTTGATCGAGGACAAGTCGGCTGGCATCTCGCTGATCCAAGACTTGCAGCGTGCCCACCTGCCCGTGAGGGCGTACAACCCTGGCAGGGCTGACAAGATGCAGCGCCTCAACATTGTGTCCAACGTGATCGCCCGTGGCCGGGTGTGGATTCCTGAGTCTGACCACAGGAAGGGCTACGTCAAGGACTGGGCCGAGGGCTTCGTCAGCCAGATCTGTAGCTTCCCTGAGACGACCCACGACGACCTCGTGGACGCCTGCACCCAGGCCCTGCGGTATCTGCGGGATGCCGGGTGGCTGGACATCGACCCGCCGCCTGATGAGGACTGGGATGAGGACGACTTTGCAGATACCGGACGTGTCAGAAGGGTTAACCCCTATGCAATCTGATCTGGCTGTGGTACAAACAAGTCGTTGCTGTCGGAGGCGACGAAATTGAGGCCGTTTACACATGCGTCCCGCCTTACCAAATGCTCTCTGTGGGAGGGTCATTTGGCAAGGCTCCGACCGGGCGCAGTTGTAAGCGGCTTTTTTACGTCTGGACTTTTCTTCGGTGACTCGGACATCATGCGGCACGTCGGTGGTGGAGTCTTAAAAAACCCTGTGACACGAGCAAGCCATAGCAGGGGCGGTGGGCGAATTCCCAGAGCCGGGCGGTTGAAACAAGTCTGGGATAGCGTAAGCGACGACTGGCTCCATACAGAGGATCGTCGAGGCGTAGAGCGAACTTTGGTCTTGACCACGGTAAGGCTACGCTTTGCTCAAACATTCACCACCAGAGGCATCAAATGCAGGTAACAAGAGAGTGGCTTGACGAGATTAGTGACGAGCAAGGATTGACCAAGGGTCAGCAGATCTTGCTTGACATCTGGTGCAAGGACTACCCTTACGTTGACAAGGAGATCCCCGATCAGGTGGGTCACTTCCTTGAGCACTGCCGGGGATACCGCGAGATGCCCCAGATTCTCAGAGACTTCAAAGGATGGACTTGACACAGCTCACCGTTTATGATGGCGTCATACCTCAGAAAGGCGACGAGCATGGCCATCAATAAACCCAAGTCAAAGCCAAGCGGAACCGATTCGGTTTCCAAGAAGCAGTCTTTTCAGGAATGGGCGATGGCTGGTGGTGGTGTTCCGCTCCAGTACAAGGGGCGGGAGCATGTGTGGGATCGCAAGGTCAAGCAGTACGCTGAGGGTGGTGACGTTCACATGCAGGTTGGAGGGATCTCCAAGCTGCTCAAAGCCGCCAAGACCGCCAAAGAAGCCCCCGCTGTCGTTGTTCCAAGCAGGCTCAGTGAGTTTCAGGCTGAGGTGGCTCAAAAGTCTGGGCAGTACGGCGCAAAGCGATTGCAACGCGCTGCTGACGAGGTCAAGAACATTGAAAGGCTGTACAAGCCGGAGGCGCTCAGAGAGTTGTTTCTTGGCGACAACGCCAAGGCTTTGGTGACCATGAACCCTGCCGACTTTGAGAAGTTTGCCAAAAAACTTGAAGAGCGCACTCGCGCTGACATTGGCCCCAAGGCGGCTGAACTGGCAAAGCGGGGACAAATTGACAAGTACACCGTTCCAACCGATGAGTACATCCAGCACCTGATGCGAGTGCAAGGCGGGTTTGATGAGGTGCCATATCTCACCCTTTACAAGGATGAAACTGGCCTACCGATGTTTCCGAATGTGAGGGGTCATGAGGGCAGGCACAGAAGTCGCGCTCTGGCGGAAATGGGTGAGCCATCGAGCTTGGTCAACATTTATCCGAGTGGCGGCTTGCGTGAAGAGCTTCCCCGTCGTTCTAGGGAGGAGTTCATTGAGGCACTACGCAAAGAGCTTGACCTGAAAGACCGAATGGTTATTGGTGAGGACAACATTAATGTTCTTCGGCTGCCTGACATCTACGCCGAGGGCGGTGAGGTTGGGATGCAGGCTGGTGGTATCTCTAGGCTGCTCAAGAGCCTCAAGGGAACGCAGGAGGTGCTTCCTGCTGCCCAACGTGAGGCCAACCTTCAGAAGATGCTGGCTGAGAGCAAGACGCCCATGCGCCTGTATCACGGCACGACGGCCACCGAGGGCGGCAAGGGCGCTGAGGCCATCCGAAACATCAGGCCCAGCAAAGAGGGATCGCTCGGCTCAGGCACCTACCTGACGCCGAAAGCAGCGCAGGCAAGCGGCTACAGCGGCATCCCTAACGATGAGGCGATCTCCCTGATGGCGGGTCATCCATCTGCAAAGAGCATGGCTGACCAGTTCATGGCTGACCGTGCCAGCGGCACAATCCGTGAGGGTCAGGTGGGCGGCAACATGCTGCCGGTCTATGCCCAGATCAAGAACCCGCTGGTCATCGAGGGCAAGGGCGACCCGATGATCGAGGCGCTGATCAAGCTCGGGATCGATGAGGACAAGGCCGCCAGTATGGTGGAGCGGGCCTACGAGAACAAAGGCTACATCGGCAAAGAGGTGGAGTCCCGCGCCCGAGCGGCCGGCTACGATGGCCTGATGCAGTACCGCGACGGCGACCTGAGCGAGGTGGTGTCCTACAAGCCGGGTGCGGTCAAGTCGGCCATCGGCAACAAGGGGACATACGACACCAACAAGCCCGACCTGAACGAGGCCGCTGGTGGTGATGTCCACATGGACAAGGGTGGCGCTGCCTTTGGCGTCTTCCCGCAGATGAAGCCTCGCCGCAGCAAGCAAGATCCCGAGGCTGCCAAAAATGTGCCGGTGGATCTGGCTCGTGGCTTTGTCTCTGGCGTGCTTGGTGCTCCTGGCGACATCGAGTCATTTGCCCGGCTGCCGTATGAGTTGATCACCGGCAAGGATTCCCCGACATTCCTGCCAACGTCAGAGGACATTGAGAAGCGCCTGCCGTTCAGGTCAGAGGCTCCTGTAAGCCGTGCAGCGTCCGGGGCTGGCCAGTTGGCCGGTGGGTTCTACTTGGGGCCTGGATCGCCTCTGAGGGCCGTTGGAGCGCTTCCAGGGGCCATCAAGCACGGTGCGCAGGAGTTTGCCAAGGCATCGGCTGCTGCTGCCCCTCGCGTGATCAAGCCCAAGGGCGGGAACTGGCTGACGGGTAGCATAGAGAAAAACTTGAAGCCGTTAAAGACAAGACTTGCGGAGGCAGCAGACCAGAACATTGGCTTTGGGCAGGGAATGTCATTCCGTGAATTACGCGAACAAGATGCCCTCAATCAGTGGATTGACCGCAACTTGACCAGCTACGTCAAAAATGAGATGGCAACGCCGCAAGACCCAGTGCGGTTGATGATTGACAAGCGTCAGGTTGAAATTGAAGGCAAGTATGCCAAAGACGAAGAACGCGCTCAGAAGATGGCTGATAGAGCGGCAGCAGAGACTGACCCACGGCGCAAGGCGAATTTGACTCGTCAAGCTCAGACTATGATGAATGAAGCAAAGTCAGAGTATGAAATTGCGCTTAACCACATATTTCACATTGCTCCGGATCAGGTGGGTATAAATAATATTGCCGCGCCACGATTTCGTAGGCAAAATAAAACTGAACAACTTGGAATATCTGGGGCTGCAAAAGCATGGGAGGACGCTACGGATGTTGCAATAACTCCTCGTTCTGTTAAAGAGTTAATTGATCCGTCCTATCAAAAACAAAATAGTATTTCAGGCAATATTGCCGAGGCAGAATCAAAAAAAGAACAGTATCCCTGGCTTGAAAAACTTGATCCAGAATCAAAAGTTTATAGTCTTGAGCGAAACTTTGATCCCAGCAATTTTGGCTTTGACCACATCATGGATGTTCTGCGTCAAGACGTTGCTGCTGGACGCATCGCGCCCGAGCAGTTGAGCAAGGTCAGCATGGAGCAGGCAGTACGCCGCACCAGTGAGTTTGACCAAGAGATGGCCAAGAAGATGCGCGAGGCGCAGATCAAGATGACCGAGGGCATGCCTGTCCACAAGGAGTACCCAGAGGGGTACAAGTGGATTGAGTTGGCCCCGCCGAAGGATCTTACTGGCGGCGTCACGCTTGAGCCGAAGGCTGGAGGGTTTGACATCGTCGGCCCCAACGGAGAAGACATCGGTTGGGCCAAGACAAAGGCGGAGGCCATCCGCATCTCAGGTCAGCACAAGGCTCTTGAAGACGCCCTCAAATACGAAGGCGAGACGATGGGCCACTGCGTTGGTGGTTACTGCCCTGACGTGCTGGAGGGCAAGAGCCGCATCTTCAGCCTGCGTGATGCCAAGGGTGAGCCGCATGTGACGGTGGAGGCGCAGCCACACAACCCAAATCTTGAGTCTCGATATGCAAAAGAAAACTTGCCTGATCTGTACGCAAAATACAGCGAAAACAGAAACAAATATTTTAACAGTTGGCCTGAATTCTTAAAGGCTGAAGCGCCAGAGCTTTTGAATGCAACTGAAAACAAGATCGTCCAGATCAAAGGCAAGCAGAACCGCGCCCCCAACGAACAGTACCTGCCCTTTGTTCAAGATTTTGTCCGTGGCGGCAAGTGGTCGGACGTTGGTGATCTTGGCAACACTGGGCTGTACTCATCAAAAGACATCGTCAACTTCATGCCTGAAAGTTTTGTTGCCACCAAGGCAGAGCGCGATGCAGCCTTTGAAAAGGCTAAGGCAGCAGGAAGAATTCAGCCATACATGACCCGTGCCGAATGGGAGGACGCCCTTAAATCCCAAATGCCCCCACCCACTCCTGGCCCGAGCATGGACTTCTTGAACGAGATGGCTGGTCGTCCCCCAGAAGGCATGAAGGCTGGCGGCCCCGTCAAGATGGCTCGCGGTGGGGCAATGAAAGAGGTGCTGAAGAAGCTGCTGAAGCCCGGCGCTGACACCGCCGCCCAGGAGGTGACCGCCGCTGAACGCGCCGCTGCTGGCAGGAAGGCCGCAGAGTTGATCAAGTCTCAGCCGCCGGTCAAGGCATCTGAGGCGCTAGGTCAAGCGATGGAGAAAGGCTTTAAGAAAACCACCACAACGCAGGCTGACCGCACCCGCGTGGGTGGTGGCAACATTGGTGGCGCACCGTTCTCAGCGATCTCTGAGGTTGACCCGGCTTACGCTGGCAAGGTCTGGGGCGTGATGGATGAGGGCACGGCTGCCCGGCTGAAGAACCTAACAGATCCAGAGACCGCATGGACCACCATGCTTGGCTCGGCGAACCAACTCAAGACCAACCCCATAGTTTTTGACAAGCTCAAGAAGGGCTTCTTGGAATCCATGAAAGCGGGCAATCTTAGCCCTGAGTTGGAGGCCAAAATCAATCACAACCTTGCACTGACTTTTGGTGAAGGCGCTCAAATTCGCGACCCCAAGATTTGGAAAGAAGCCGACACCTTTGAGAAGCGTGCGGCTTTGGCTGACCTGATGATGGGCCAGGGTATCGCACCCGGCAAGGGTGGCGTAGCCCTCGGTGGCGAGAAGAGCGGCAAGGGTGTAATCTTCAAGCCCACGGACATTCTCAAGCGTGAGACTGAGCCGGGTTTGCTGCATCCTGAGCATGGCGGGAGTGCTCCTACATTTGCGGCTGGTCCACGCCTATTCAAAATGGACCCCATGTCTGAGTACCGCCCAGATTTGCACCCAGGCTTCCCAACGCTGATCAGCGGCAAGGACTTGGGCGTAAACATGATTCCAACACCAACCGAGGTGTACTTGCCTGAGTGGCATAGCAGATTTAAGAAGGCCAACCCTGACCGTAAGGGTCCGGGATATTACGATCTCGCACTTGGCGTCAAGGGTGAGGGCTTGCCGAGTCAAGAACTTAACAACCCATACATTCGCCATTTAATCCGCGAAGGTTTTAAAGCTGGCGGAACCGTCAGCGGCCTGTCTACAGTAAACAAGTTGTGCGGCTGCCACGACTGATCAAGGAAAAAACATGGCCACGCAATTCCCAATAGACCCAGAGTTCAACCGCTTCATTGACGGCAATCCCAACCAAGACGAGGAGGCCGGTGGCGAGGAGGTGGCCCAGGTCGTCGACATGCCTGACTTGCTGGACTCTGAGCTTGAGGAGCTTCCTGACGGCTCTGTAGTGGTCACCCTGGACACCAAGGGGCCGATGGAGGACGAGGACTTCTACCAAAACTTGTCCGACAGCGACCTGATTCAGGATTACGACCTGGGAGCGCTTGCCCTGCGCTACATTGAGCTTGTCGAGAAGGACAAGGACGCCCGCAAGCAGCGTGACAAGCAGTACGAGGAGGGCATCAAGCGCACTGGAATGGGCAACGATGCCCCAGGCGGTGCGAACTTCAACGGTGCGTCCAAGGTGGTTCACCCCGTGATGGCTGAGACTTGTATCGACTTTGCGGCCAGGGCCATCAAGGAGATGTTTCCGCCTGACGGCCCGACCAAAACCAAGATCCTGGGCGACGTGACTGAGGACAAGACGACGATTGCCGAGCGCAAACGCGATTTCATGAACTGGCAGTTGACCGAGCAGATCGAGGAATTCCGCGACGAGCAAGAGCAGATGCTGACCCAGTTGCCTTTGGGCGGGTCGCAGTACCTCAAACTCTGGTACGACCAAAAAAAACGCCGTCCTTGCGCTCAGTTCTTGCCCATCGACAACGTGCTTTTGCCCTTTGCGGCGGGAAATTTCTACACCGCAGAGCGTTTTACCGAGGTTGAAGACATATCGGACTGGGATTACAAGCGCCGCGTTGACTCTGGCCTGTACCGCGACACGGTTTTGTCTCGCGCCACGATGGACCCAGAGATGACTGGGGCGCAAAAGGCCACGAACAAGATCGAAGGCAAGTCCCAGAACGACAACGAAGACGCTGTTCGCCGGGTGTACCACATCTACACATGGCTGGAACTGGAGGACGACCCTGTCACCAAGGGTGAGATGGCCCCGTACATCCTGATGATCGACGACCTGTCGACCGACGTGATCGGCCTGTACCGAAATTGGGAAGAAGGCGACGACACTTACACCAAATTGGACTGGGTAATTGAGTTCAAGTTCATCCCATGGCGTGGGGCATACGCAGTTGGCCTGCCGCAGCTCATTGGAGGGCTTTCAGCGGCCCTTACAGGCGCTTTGCGGGCCTTGCTGGACTCAGCCCACATCAACAACGCTGCGACGCTCCTGAAGCTCAAGGGCGGCAAGATCTCTGGCCAATCTCAAGAGATCGAAGTGACCCAGGTTGTGGAGATTGAAGGCGCTCCGGGGGTTGACGACGTGCGCAAGATTGCCATGCCGATGCCGTTCAACCCTCCATCGCCGGTACTTTTCCAGCTTTTGGGCTGGTTGACGAGCGCCGCCAAGGGTGTGGTGACCACCGCCGAAGAAAAGATTGCCGATGTCAACAGCAACACCCCAGTTGGCACCACCCAGGCGCTGATTGAGCAGGGCGCGGCTGTTTTCTCATCCATTCACGCCCGTTTACACGAGTCTCAGGGCCGCGTGCTGCGCGTTTTGAGCCGAATCAACCGCTGGTATCTGGACGACATGCAGCGCGGCGAGGTGGTGGAGGATTTGGAGATCAAGCGGGAGGATTTTGCCCGCGTGACAGACGTTATTCCCGTCTCTGACCCGCACATCTTCAGCGAAACCCAGCGGATGGCCCAGACCCAGGCGGTTATGGCCGTTATGAAGGACAACCCTGAGCTTTTCAACAAGAAAGTGGTCATCACCCGCTTCTTGAAGCAGATCAAAGTGCCCGGCATCAACGAAATCATGGTCGACGTGCCTGCGCCGGTCAAGATGGACGCAGCCAACGAGAACGTGTCCATGGCCATCGGTCAGGCTGCCTTCGCGTACCCAGAGCAGGACCACCTCGGCCACATCCAGGCCCACTTGGACTTTGCAAAGAGTCCGATTTTTGGCAGCAACCCCATGATTGCGCCCGCTTACCTGCCCAAGTCGGTCGAACACATCAAACAGCACATCGTGCTGTGGTACTTGAACCGCATGACGGGCTATGTGCAAAAGGCCATGGGCGAAAAGTTGGAAGACTACGACTTGCAGGCCGATCCCAAAGCGGTGGACAAGCTGTATGCCTTGGCGTCACAGCACGTTGAGATGGACGCTGACCAGACGCTCAAGGGAATCCTGCCTGTGATCCAGCAACTGATGCAGGGCTTGCAGCAATTCAAGCCCCAGCCGCAGATGACACCGGACACCAAGGTTCTGCTGGACACCAGCATGGCCGAGACCGAGCGCCGTGCCAAGCGCGACGAGGCAGAGATGGGCCTCAAGGACAAAGAGCTTGCAGCCAAGATCCAGTTGGACATGGCCAAGCTGCAACAGAGCCAGCAGGAGGCGATGGAAGAGCTTCAATTGAAGTTGGCTATCGCCACCAGCGACCAAAAGATGAAAGAACGCATCGAGACAGCCCGCTTAACACGCGATGCGGCAAAGCTCAACTTCGAGCAAACCAAGGCTGTATCAACCCAAGGAGACCGTTATGGCTACGAGTGACCAAGAGCAAAAGAGCATCAATGTGCCCCAGCACAAGCGTATGGCAATGGGCGTTCCGATTGACGGCCAGAGCATGAAGGGTTCCACCCCAACCAAGCAGTCAGGAGGTCTGTCACAGGCGAAGAAAAAATGAGAACCCTCTCGGACTTGATCGGTGGAATTAAGGCTCGTCAGGCTGAAATAGCCTCGTCCCTTGTTGCTGGAAATGCGACGAACTGGGAGTCTTACATTCGGCTGGTTGGTCACAACGGGGGCTTACAGGAGGCCCTCGACATTTTGAATAACCTCATGAAGGAAGATGAAAATGAGTAACCCGGTAGCTTCTAACGAAGCTGAGATGGCTTGGGCATTTCCGAGCGTAGATCCCGGTGCAAAGCCTCTTGGTGGACGATTGTTGGTACAACTCCGCCGTACAAAAAAGACGACAACTGCATCTGGAATTATCTTGGTCGAAGAAACCAAGGAGACCGAAAAGTGGCAAAACATGGTGGCCAAGGTCATTGAGATTGGACCGCTTGCCTTCAAGCATCGTGACACGATGTTGGGCTGGCCGGAAGGATCTTGGTGTGAGGTCGGCGATTACATTCGAGTGCCCAAATGGGGCGGTGACCGTTGGGAAGTGCATGTCCCCGGCGAGGATGCAAACGAAGACAGCGCCTTGTTCATGGTCCTGAACGATCACGAGGTGATCGCCAAGCTGACCGGTGACCCACTCCAGATGAGGGCCTTCCTATGAGCGATCCCAAAATTGAAGAACTCAGCGTTGTTGAGGAAAAGGACGGCTCCGTCACTGTAGATCTGCCAGACCATCTGGCTGACCACTCCAACGACAGTAACGAGCCTGAGAGCAGTCAAGACGATGGTGGGGATGTAGACCATCCAGACGACACTGAAGCAGTCCGTGAGGCCCGCCGCAACCGTCGCCGGGCCAAGAAGGAATACATCAAGCGCACCAACGAAGAGAAGGATCAGCGCCTTACGTTGATGCAGCGTCAGAATCAGGAATTGCAAGACCGACTTGCAGTCTTGGAGCGCAAGACGCACGGGGCCGACATGGCCCGCTACGAGAAGGCGATGGAGGACGAGGAGTACCGTCTGCGCTACGCCCAGCAGAAAATGCAGCAGGCCACAGACAACTCTGACGGCGCGGCATTTACAAAGGCTCAGGAACTCTGGTACGACAGTCGCCGCAAACTTGAGGCGATGAACAACTACAAAGAGCAGGTGGCCAAGGCGGGCGCGCAGGAGTCAGCGCCAGCCAATCCCAAGTTGGTTCGGCTGGCCAACGGCTGGATGGAGCGCAACTCTTGGTACGACCCAGAGGCTGGAGACGAGGACACTCAAATTGCCAAGGTTATTGACAACCGGCTTGTTTCTGAGGGCTGGGACCCATCCACTCAGGATTACTGGGATGAGCTTGACAATCGCTTGCAAAAGCGTTTGCCACACCGTTATACTCGAAACACTGACGAGCCTTCCAGAAGGAGTCCCCGAAGTGTGGTAACAGGATCGAGTCGTGAATCTTCCGGCAGCGTTTCCGGCAACCAATTTGTTTTGGCCCCTGAACAGGTCAGAGCAATGAAGGACGCAGGATTTTGGGATGACCCAGAAAAACGCAGCAAGATGATCAAACGATACGCAATTGAAGCCCGCAACAAAAGGTACTAAACATTATGGATTCTCGTCTCAAAAAAACCCTCAACGCGGGTGGCCGTGAAAGCCGATCTTCACAAGATTTATCACGAGCCGCCCCTGAAGAGGCGTTCATTTCAAAGCAGGAACGTCGCAAGATGTGGAGCGATGAATGGACACAAAGTGCGCTGCCAAAGGTTCCGGATATTCCGGGATGGCATATTTGCTGGTTATCAACCACCAACGGCTACGACAGTATTGATAAGCGGATGCGACTGGGCTATGTTCCCGTGAGAGCGGATGAGTTGCCTGGATTCGACAATTACCGCGTAAAGGCTGGAGAAGACGTAGGTTTTATCGCGTGCAATGAGATGCGCTTGTACAAACTTCCAATGGAGGTTTATCAAGAGGTCATGACTCAGATGCACCATGATGCGCCCAATGAGGAGTCGGACAAGGTCCAAGTCCAAGTTGAGCAGCTTCAAGGGAACCGCGATAGTTCAGGCAAGAGTCTGGGAAGCGTTGAAGGCGAAGGCTTTGGCAATTTGAACCGAAACGTCCAAACTCCCGTATTCCACGGGTGAGGACTCAACAAAGGAGTTAATTATGAGTGCAACCTCTGCTCCGTTCGGCTTGCGTCCTTCGTTCCATCCTTCGGGTCTGGATCGCGCTGTGGCGCTCGCAAACGGTATTGCCTCCGGTTACAACACCGGTATCTTGAAGGGCCAGCCTGTGGCCCTTGACACGTCTGGAAACATCATTGCAGCTACTGCTGGCAGCGCCTACCAAGGTGCTTTTGTTGGCCATGAGTTCACTGATACGACTGGCCGTCGCTTGGTCAGCAACCAGTGGGTGGCCAACACCGCCTATCAAGCTGGCTCACAAGTGACTTACTACTACTCTGACCCGAATATCGTTTACGACATTCAGGCCAACGGTAGCTTGGCTCAAACCTCCATCGGCGATCAGGCCAACTTTGCAAGCATCACCGCTGGTTCCACGACCACGGGCTTGTCACAATGCATGATCTCCACCTCGCTGGTGGGTTCGGGTGCGGTCGGTGATCTGCGGATCATTGGTTTGTCTAACGGCGTTGACAACGCCTGGGGTGATGCGTACACCGTGGTTCAGGTTCAAGTGAGCCGCAGCCAGTACGTCGCTACCATTAACGCCATCTAAGGAGCAATAAAATGGCAGCACCAATGCGCAGTACGGACTTTCGGTCAATCGTTGAGCCTATCCTCAACGAGTGCTTCGACGGAGTCTACGACCAACGTACCGACGAGTGGAGCCGTGTGTTCCGCGAACAAGACGGTATCCCCCGCAACTACCACGAAGAACCCGTCCTGTACGGTTTTGGCGCGGCCCCCCAGTTGCCTGACGGCACTCCCGTTAGCTACCAGCAGGGCGGCGTTCTGTTCCTGCAGCGCTATGTGTACAACGTGTTTGGCTTGGCCTTCGCGTTGACCAAAGTGCTGGTTGAAGACGGCGACCACATCCGTATCGGTCAGGTTTACGCTCGCCACTTGGCTCAGTCTCTGATTGAGACCAAAGAGACCTTGTGCGCAAACGTCTTGAACCGTGCTTTCAACAGCGCGTTTCCTGGCGGCGACGGCGTGTCCCTGATCAACACTGCTCACCCCATCGTGAACGGTACGTTCAGCAACCAGTTGACCACTGCGGCCAACCTGTCCCAGACTTCTCTGGAGCAGATGTTGATCCAGATCCGTCAGGCTGTGGACAACAATGGCAAGAAGATCCGTCTGGTGCCTCGCCAACTGGTGGTGGCTCCTGGCAACGTCTTCCAGGCCGAAGTGCTGCTCAAGAGCGTTCTGCGCTCAGGCACGGCAAACAACGACCTGAACCCTGTCAAGTCTATCGGCTTGCTGGACGAAGGCGCTGCCGTGATCAGCCGTCTGACCAGCCCCACGGCATTCTTCGTGCAGACCGACGCCCCAGAAGGCATGAAGCTCATGATGCGCCGCAAGCTGGAGAAGACCATGGAAGGCGATTTTGAGACCGACTCAATGCGCTACAAGGCTACCGAGCGTTACATTCCTGGGTTTACCGACCCACGCGCAATGTACGGCACGCCCGGCATGTAAAGCCACAAGGGGGACGGCCAAAAGCCTCCCCTTTTTTTTCAATGTTTGGTCAAACTTTTCAAGGAGCAGACCATGCCTCAATTTTCAGATGATCTCTTTTTGGGTACGGCAGTGGGCTATCAGGGCCTTGACGTATATCCCAACTCAGCCACATTTACTGGCTCCATCGCAACGACCACGCTGACCGTGACCGAAATGCTCTCTGGTGACCCGATCACCGTTGGCATGTGGATCGACGGCGCAAACGTGGGCACAGTCGCTTACATCACTGCCTTTGGCACTGGTTCTGGCGGCGTTGGCACTTACACGATAAGCGCCTCACAAACCTCGGCAAGCGCGACCATCACTGGTGCAGGCAACGCCTTTTTGAGCAACCCGTCCCCAATGAGCGTTGGTGTTGGTCCTTTGGGCCGCGTTTACGTTTGGGACGTTGTGGCTCAGGCTCTTGCGGCCAGCAACATTGCGGCTGTTCAGACGACCTCGTCAACGATTGCCTTGACTGCCGGAAGTTTTGTGACTTCTGTTTTGCTGAACAACGGCACTACGGTGTTGCAACTTGATTGCCCTCGCGCAGTCAGCATTGTTTCTGGCACTGGCACTTTGACCAACCGTAACGTGACCATCACTGGCTACGACTACTACGGCCAGCCAATGAGCGAAGTGATTGCCACCGGCACTGTCCAGTCAACCACTGTCAACGGCAAAAAAGCCTTCTATCAAATTGCATCCGCAAGCATTTCTGGTGCTTTGGGCGCAACGATTGCAATTGGCACCACTGACATCCTCGGCTCCCCTGTTCGTATCCTTGACCTGGGCTACATCGTCCATGCTGGTTACAACAACACCCTGGCTGACAATGCTGGCACCGCTGTTGCAGCCGTTACCGCCACCGCAACCACCACCACCGGTGATGTGCGCGGCACGTTTGTCCCTGCCTCTGCTACTGACGGCATCAAGCGTTTGGTTATGACCATCGCCCTGCCTGCAATTGCAGTCGGCCCTAACGCAACCCGCACCGGCGCTTTTGGCGTCACGCAAGCCTAAAAGGAGAGCGACATGGGTCAATTCAAACCGATGGTGAAGATGGAGACCACTGAGCCTTCAGTTGAGCTGAAGCTCAAAAAAGGCGGCAAGGTGGTCAAAAAGGCTGGCGGCGGCATGATGGGCGCTCCTAGCGCTATGCCCCAGGGTATGCCTGCCCGAGGCGGCATGATGGGCGCTAACAGCCCTATGGCCCCCTCGCTGGCCATGCGCCGCCGTGCAATGCGCGGCATGCCCGCTGGTGCTGGCCCTGCCGGTCCTGTGGGTGGCGCGGCTCAGATGCAGGCTGCCATGCCAACTCCTGGCATGAAGAAGGGCGGCGAGTCCAAGTCTGTGCATAAGGCCGAGATGTCGAAGATGAAAGGTCTTGAGAAAGAACTGAAGTCTCACGAGTCCAAGCCTGCCTCAAAGGGCCACAAAGGTCTGGCCACCGGTGGCGTTGTCAACGGCCAGGGTGGCTTCAAAAAGGGCGGCATCATCAACACCGAAAAACAAGGTGGCGAGTACCGCAACACCAAGATGGACACGGCCAAGCCTGACCACTCGCCTGCCAAAACTGGCGGCGTGAAGATGGGCAATGCTGGTGGCTTCGCCACTGGCGGTGTCGCAAAATCCAATGCTGGCGGCTACAAAAAAGGCGGCAAGATCAAAGGCATGATGGGTGGCGGCATGGCCGGTGACGGCATGATGGGCGGCGGCATGATGGACGATGGCATGGGTGGATCTTCACCCTACAAAAAAGGTGGTGCCGCAAAAAAAGCCTTCGCGGCGGGGGGGTCTGTTAATTCAGGCCGCGCCGTCGCGATGCCCCAGGGCAACAAGCCTGCCCCCAAGCCTGTAAGGATCGACGAACTCGCCGGTACTTACAAAAAGGGGGGCAAGGTAGCCCCAGGCAACCGTAAGTTGCAGGCGGTCTTCAACAAGGAGAACGCCACTGCAATGAAGCAAGCCAAGGCCCAGAGCAATCTGAAGTACGGCCCCACAAAGATGATGGCTGAGGGCGGCGACCTCTCCAAGGGTGCTTATGACAAAGCTATTGGCCCGAGCAAGGAAGAAATGGATATGGCCAAGTCCATCCGTGGCTTCCCCGGCAAGGTGATGGGTAAAGTAAAGAGCGTGGCCAAAGACCTGTTCTCCTCTGCACCCAAAGCTGACAGCGTCACGAAGACCAAAGAGTCAGTCACTGTGACGCCCGCCAAAAAGCGCGGCGGCATGGTGAATTGCTGAAACAAGGCGGGGGCTTCGGCCCCTGCTTTCAATTGGAGATTTAGATGACAACATTGACCAATGTATTTTCTGCGCACCTTGATGCGACGGGGACGATTTACGCTGGCGCAACAAATCTTGCTGGGTATCAAGCTCTGGCTGGCGGGACTGCTGGCGAGATTGTTTTTCGTGATGGCGGGTCTGGCGGCACTGTTCGCTTGAGGATCAACATCCCAGCAAACACCAACAACCCGTTTGCAAACATCATCCCTGGCAACGGCATCCGCTTCACGACCAACATCCATGTGACGTTGCCAACAAACGCATCAATCACCATTTTCTGCGGCTGATCATGCCAGCCAAGTCACAGGCTCAATTCCGCCTGATGAAGGCGGTACAGCACAACCCAGAGATTGCCAAAAAAGTTGGCATCAGCAAAAGCGTTGCCTCAGAGTACACCGAGTCCAACAAGGGCAAGAAGGCGTACTCCAAGTTGCCGGAGAAAATGGCTGACGGCGGCAAAGTGAACGCGGCAGGCAACTACACCAAGCCCGAGTTGCGCAAGCGGATCGTGAGCCAAGTCAAGTCTGCCGCCACGCAGGGCACTGGCGCTGGGCAGTGGAGCGCGAGAAAAGCCCAGCTTGTGGCCAAGAAGTACAAGGCCGCTGGCGGCGGCTATCGAGACTGACATGAAGGCACCACAGAAATCCCTGAGCGATTGGGGCAAGCAAGATTGGACCACCAAGAGTGGCAAAAAATCTTCTGAGACTGGTGAGCGCTACCTTCCAAAGGCCGCGATCAAAAGTCTCAGTTCTGCCGAGTACGCCGCGACAACCAAGGCCAAAAGGGCGGGCAAAGCCGCCGGGAAGCAGTTCGTAGCGCAGCCAAAAAAGATTGCACAAAAAACAGCTAAATACAGGTTTTGACCATGACAAAAAAGACACCGTCAGTTGCCAAGTCCTTAAAGAGTGCTGGCTTCTATGAGCCGTCCAAAAGCAAATCTGAACGGCTGAAAATTGTCAACGATGTGACGACCAAGCCTCAGCGGTTGAACATGGTTGAGAAGATGTTTTCTGAAAAGAAGATGAAGAGTGGCGGCGTGTCGCTTGCTGTCGGTCGCGGCGAGAAGTTGCCCGTTGAAAAGGGCGCAGGGCTTACAGCCAAGGGCCGGGCGAAATACAATGCCGCAACGGGCAGCAACCTGAAGGCACCACAGCCCCAGGGCGGCGCACGCAAGGACTCATTTTGCGCTCGGATGTCCGGTATGCCTGGGCCGATGAAAGACGAAAAAGGCAAGCCAACACGCAAGGCGGCGGCCTTAAACAGATGGAAGTGCTGATATGGCTTATTCGGGAACCACGGGCACGACCGTTGTAACGGTCCAGACGATGATTGACCACGGCGCTCGTCGCTGTGGCAAGCTGGCCGAGGAATTGACCTCTGAGCAGGTTCTGAGCGCCCGTGAGTCTCTTTTCTTCCTGCTGTCGGACCTGATCAACATTGGCATCCAGTATTGGGCAATTGACAAGAAGGTCTACGGCTTCACGGCAGACAAAGCAACGTACCTGCTGCCCCTTGGCGGCAATGATGTGCTTAACGCCCTGTACCGCTTCATGAACCGCCCAAATGGGGCGTATACGTCTTCTGCTGGCGGCACGGTGTCCAACCTGTACGACGAGGACGTGCAGACGGTTTGCACTCAGACATCGGCCAATGGCAACATTGCGGTCAACTTCGGCCCTTCAAATCCCATCTTCATCGGCTCAATTGGCTTTCTGCCAGCGGCCACGGGAACTTGGTCAATCATTTACGAATACTCCCTTGACAACGTGACATGGTCCACCCTGGTGGATCTTGGGTCCATTACGGTGACCAACAACGAGTGGGTGTGGACTGACATTGAGAACGGCCAGACCGTGCCGTATTACCGCATCCGGGCCTACGGCGGCACGACCCTAAGCCTGCGCGAGTGGTACTTGGGCAACAACAGCACCGAGATCACGATGTCTCGCCTGAACCGCGACGACTACACCAACCTGCCCAACAAGAACTTCACGGCCAACCAGCCCTTCCAGTTCTGGTTCAACCGCACCATCCCTCAGAGCGAGATTGTGCTGTGGCCAACGCCCCAGAATGCGTTCTACCAGATGACCATCTGGTACTCGCGCCAGATCATGGACGTGGGTGACCTGTACGGCGAGTTGGAGGTGCCACAGCGCTGGTACGAGGCCGTGATCATGATGCTGTCCCACAGGATGAGCCTTGAGCTTCCTGGCGTGGAAATGGCCCGCATTCAGTACCTTGAAGGCCAAGCCAGCAAGTACCTTGGTCGGGCTGAAGAGGAAGAGCGCGACAAAAGTCCTGTGTACTTTGCCCCAAACATACGGCCGTACACAGCATGATTGCCCAAGTTTATTGGATACGAGCAGCACACCACTCTGACATCACGTCTGAGGGGTATGTTGGCGTCTCTAAAAACGCCAATAAGCGCTGGTTGTACGGTCACAAATGGGCGCATGCTAAAGGTCGTCACGACAATCCTCGCTTGTCCAATGCAATTGCAAAACACGGCTGGGACTCTTTGATTAAAACTGTTGTCGTGGTGGCGGAGGAGGCGTACTGCTATGAGCTTGAAAGCAAGTTGCGCCCAGCAGAGGAAATTGGCTGGAATCTGGTGATGGGCGGAGGTAAGCCGCCTGTGGCCAAGTTTCGTGGCGAAGGTTATGTCAGCCCACTCAAGGGTGTGTCTCGTTCAACGCCTTGGATGATTGGAAGAACGCCCGCGAATGCAGGCGTGCCATCTTCTGATGAAACTCGCGCAAAGTTATCGGCCAAGAAAAAAGGAAGCAAGCAGACGCCTGAGCAGATTGCCAAGCGCGTTGCGTCTCGACGTGCCACATTGGCTGCGCAAGGAAGGACTGTTTAATGGCCATCTTTCTGGACACTGAGGGCTACTCTGACATCGCAATTGCGATTTGTGACCGCTGCAAGTTAAAGCGGCCACATGCTGTGATGCGCAACGACCCAAACTTTCCGGGCCTGCGGGTGTGCAACGAGGGCTGCGCAGATCAGCTTGACCCTTATCGGTTGCCTGCACGCAAAACCGAGAGGATAACGATTCGGTTTCCTCGTCCTGACCTTCCGCTCAATGCTGGCGACAACTATCTGGTGACCACCGGGAATTCTCAGTTGCAGATTTCCACTCAGGGCAACACCCAGACGCCTACCTCGACCGGAAACAAGGACACTATCGCACCGAACCCACCCAACAACACGAGCACATAATGTCCGCACAAGTTGATATTCTCCAACTCCCATCGGCTGGTGCTATCACTGGCGCTGAGTCTGTCCCGATTGTCCAAAATGGCGTGACGGTGCAGACCACCACGGGCGCAATTGCCGCGTCTCCGTCGCAGCCTTACACCTACCTGACGGTCACCCAGACGCCCCAGTTGGCCAACAGCCGCTACCTTGGTGCGACCAACGGGCTGACCATCACTGACGGTGGTGCTCAGGGTGTGCTCAATATAACGACCACAGGCGCTTTATCGGCCCTGGTGGCATCTGGCACTGGCTTTCAGGTAAAAACGTCTGGAACAGCCATTACAGGCCGTTCCATGGCCGTTTCCGGGGCTGGTCTGTCAATCGTCAACGCCGATGGCATTGCGGGAGATCCGACAACGTCCCTGGCTGGCCAAGTTCTGAATCTGGCCAACCTGAGCGCCAACGGTCTGATGACGATCACCACGGCTGGTGCGCTGTCGGCCACCCAGATTGCAGGCGTAGCTGACCAGACGGTCGTGACCAACGCCAATGGCATCGCAGGAAACCCGACGATTGGCTTGGCTGACAACCCGATCATTCCGGGCGCTGGCGCAATCCTGATCCCTGCTGGCTCACTTGGTCAGCGTCCTGCTGGCGTCAACGGCAAGATCCGCTATAACACCACTGACGGGGCTTATGAGGGCTATTCTGCTGGCGCTTGGCGTCAGTTTGCCCAGACGGGCGGCGTGCTTTCGGTCACGGGTACGCCCAACGAGATCACAGCCACAGGCGCGGCAGATGTTGTCTTGTCGCTGCCAAATGCCCTGACCTTCACGGGTAAGACGGTGACAGGCGGCACGTTCAACATGACTGCCGCCACGGTCGGATCTGACACGGTCACCACCAACACGGCCGCGCAGACCCTGACCAACAAGTCAATCAGCGGCTCATCCAACACGCTGACCAATATTGCCAACGCAAGCCTGACCAACAGCGCAGTGACCATTGGAACGACTGCAATCAGCCTTGGAGCGTCCAGCCTTACCCTGGGTGGCCTGACCTCTGTTGAGGTCACCCAAGACCCTACAACTGCCCTGCAACTGGCCACAAAGCAGTACGTGGACGCTTTTGTTGAAGGTCTGCACATCCACGCCTCTTGCGATGCGGCAACCACAGGCACGCTGGCTTCGCTGACTGGCGGCACGGTGACGTACAACAACGGCACGGCTGGGGTTGGTGCGACCCTGACGCTTTCCTCGCCTCTGACGGTGGTGGACGGCTACACGCTGCTCAACGGCAACCGCCTGATGGTCAAGAACGAGGCAACGCAGGCAAACAACGGCATCTACACCTGGGCCACTGGCGGCACGGTTTTGACCAGGGCGACGGATTTTGATACGTCAGTTGAGATTGCAAGCGGAGATTATTCGTTTGTCACCAACGGGACTCTGTACGCCGGAACGGGCTGGGTTCAGACTCAGCCGGTGACCACTGTCGGCACTGACGCCATCATTTGGCAGCAGTTCTCCGGAGCGGGGACATACACAGCAGGCACGGGCCTGACGCTGACCGGCACGCAATTCAGCATCTCCAACACGACTGTTACAGCCGGTTCTTACGGCAGTGCAAGCTCAGTACCCAACTACACGGTGAACGCCCAGGGCCAACTCACGGCTGCGGCATCTACTGCCATTGCGATCAACGGCAACCAGATCACTAGCGGGGTTGTGGGAACGGCAAACGGCGGCACTGGCTTATCGTCATTCACAGCCAACGGTGTTGTGTACGCAAGCTCTACAAGTGCATTGGCTACTGGCTCTGCGCTGACGTTTGATGGAAATGCTTTAGGTATTGGAATTGCTGCTGCATCAGCATATGGAAAACTTGGTGTTTCCAACGGAACTAATCAGCTTGGGATAACATTTACAGGTAACGACCCTACGTTAATTGCTGTAAATAATGCTGGAAGTTCCTATGCGTCAATTATTTCTGACGCAGCAAGTTATATCTGGAAGCTAACAGCCACCGAGGCCATGCGCCTGACCAGCAGTGGTCTAGAAATCAAGCAATCCCAACTGATCGGATATTCCTCCTACGCAGGCATCGGCACAAACGGCTTGGCTGTTGCTGGTAATGTGGGGGTGGGGACTGCTTCGCCGGGTTACAAGTTGGATGTT